AGGATCCCACATTTGTGAGCAAGATAGCAGTGCGTCAACGCACTTACGATGAGTCCACTGAGACCTACGAAACCACACAAGGCAATGCATTTACTATTGAGCGTATCATGCCTGTGCCTTACAAACTGGGTATTACTCTAGACATCTGGACTTCCAATACCAACCAAAAGCTGCAGTTGCTGGAACAGATCTTGACCTTGTTCAATCCCAGTTTGGAAATACAATCAACTGACAACTATATTGACTGGACCAGTCTCAGCATTGTGGAACTGGAATCCAACACCTGGACGTCTAGAACTATTCCTGTTGGTGCACAAGACACCATTGACATTTCTACATTAAAATTCAATCTACCTATCTGGATTAGTCCTCCAGCCAAGGTCAAGAAACTGGGCGTGGTGGAACGTGTGATTGCGTCCATGTATGATGCCCAGGGTGATCTTAACGACGCAGTGACCAACAACGATTTGCTGCTGGGCACTCGCCAGGCAATTACTCCTTACAATTACGGCCTAGTGGTCATCGGTAATCGCATACAGTGCGTAAAACCTCAACTGGTAGATCCCGAATCCAACAGTGAATTTGTGCCCAATACTGTGCTGTCAGACAGCAATCTATTATGGCCCACAGTGATTGATGTGTACGGCACGTTAAGACCAGGCGTGAGCCAATTAAGACTTGAGCAGGAAAATGGCTCCGAAGTAATTGGCACTATCGTACTAGATCCCAATGACGATCGATTTGTGCTGTTTACTGTTGACATTGACACCCTGCCGCAAAACACTCTAGCACCAATTGATGCCATAATTGATCCATTGATCAGCGGACCACAAGAAGGACTAGATTCTGCCATAGACGGACAAAGATACTTGCTGATTGAGGCCACAGGCGATGTAAACAATCAATACAATCCAGTGGCTTGGTTGGGAGCCAATGGGCGTCCACTCGTGGCTGATGCCAATGACATCATTGAGTATCAAAACAATTTCTGGCGTGTGGTATTTAGAGCTGCCGATGCAGCCAGCGGGCAGTACGTGACCAACATAACCACAGGTATACAATACGAATGGAACGGTACCAGTTGGGTCAAAAGTTATCAGGGCGTTTATCCTGGAGGCACATGGAGACTGGTTCTCTAAAAGCAGTAGGTGTTTGGTTTCGAAGCCTAGACACCCGTCGCTATCTTTATCTCTTACGCAACGACACCAAGCATCCAGGTGCATGGGGGCTTCCTGGCGGTAAACTAGAAGGTGCAGAAACCTTGCTGGGCGGCATGGAACGCGAATGTATTGAAGAACTGGGTAGTTTTCCCACCTATCTTAGACTGATACCACTGGAAAAATTCACAGCACCTGATGGGGTGTTTGAGTATCACACCTGGGTGTGTGTTATTCAGTCAGAATTCACTCCTAGACTCAACCATGAACACCTGGGTTATGCCTGGATTGACGCAGGTACGTTTCCCAGACCCATGCACCCTGGACTGTGGAACACCGTAAACATTGATGCTGTGCAAAAAAAGATCCTGCTGGTTGAACAGGATCTTGTGTAGGCTTTAGGCCTGGCTTTCTTTAAAACTCAACTGCACCTCACCTGTGGGTGTGGTCTGTGTTGTCAGTGCAGTGATCTGAACCACCAGCACCTCAGGACCATCAGGATATGTGCCTGTGCCAGGAACAGCACTGGTGCCCAGTTGTTTAACTGAACTTAGATCCAAGATACCACCTTGTGCTGCATTGACCGGAATAGCAAACAAGCGTTCGCCACCGGAGATTTCAGTGGTCACTGCCAACACAGTCAAGGCCAAGTCGTTGGCGGGTGTTGAGCCGCCAATCACGTTGCCTAAAATTTTCAATGTGTCATTGACAGCATAACCTGTGCCTGCGTTTTGAACAGAAATTGCTGTGGTAACAGGGCTGTATGTGGTACCTGTAGAAGTCAATTGCACAGTCAACACAGCGTTGGCACCAGTTGCAGATGACACCACAACAGGAGTCAGGTTACCAAAAGTTCGTGATCGAGGGAAAGTGGGCTTGGTGCCTGAGCGAGCAAAACCGCCAGCGGTATTTAAGGGAGCACCTGTAACACCACCTGTAGTGGCTGCAGTAAATGTTGGAGCCACTGTAAATTGGCTAAAACTTGGCTGGAAGCCGCCGCCGGCATTGTTGAGGCCTTGCCAGCTGGTGTTGGCACTATCAATGTTGTTGGGATTTAATATACCTTCGACTATGTAGCGGCCTGCTGTGCCTTCCACGTTGAGACTGACCAGGCTTAGTTGTGATCGATTGATGAGATCACGTTGTCCTAGATCGCCAATAATACCATTGCTGACACTGGGTGCCAGGCGCATGGCAAATGCCAGCTGTTTTTCTCCGATGGCTGCAGGCAAACCAAAGTTGGTTCGGTTGTAGGTGTACTGGAACGCTGCATCGCCGTCAAACCCACCGTCCATGATCACACTGCTACCCCAGTGATTGACCACAGGAGTACAGGTGTTGGAGATCAAGATCACGCCAGTGTTGGCGTTGTGACCGACTGCAGCACTACTGGTAAAACTACGATTTTGTCCTTGTACCCATTGAGTAAATGTAGCGCCGCGAGTACAACCAGTCAGTGTATTGCCAGTTTTGCCGGTGTATTTGATAATTTCACTGTCGATCATCACAAACACAGGATATGTCACGCTGGCTGCAGGATAGTCAGTTGCATCTGTTAATTCGATACTGGTCACAGCATCATTGATTGCAGCAGCTAACCCTACCACTGGAGTTTCGTTGATGGCTTCGTAGCGGGCAGGCAAGTTGCCCGAACGCATGTAGGCTTCGTAGTTGATGTTGTTGTTGGGTCTGCGATGAGCAGGGATCATTTCACCGCGTTGGCCGCGAATCATCCATTGTACATAGCCTGCGCCGTACCAGGAATATTCAACTCCCAACATCTGCATGTAACCTGCATCTAGAGTGTAGCCGCTGGGACCTGTGCCGTCCAGCTTGTCAATGTTGAAGTCTGGCTGTCGCACACGAATTTCCTGCCGCAAGCACATTTTTACCCGATTTTCGTTTTGCACACCGCGATAGGTAGGAACCACAGTCATTCGGGATTCACTGAGAATACCAGTAACTGTGTGCGTCATACCACGGATTATCACTTGATCGCCGTTGTTGAGTTGTTCTTGGAATCGACTCACATCGTCGCCTACTACAAGGTTTGAACCTGTGCCCACACTCACAAGACCTGCCACCTGGAAGGTGCTGCTGCGCTGAACTGCATTGATGCTTTGTCCGTCATTCTCCCAGAACACGCCGTTTTGGTCGTCAAAAATGCCTGCTCGTACAGCAGCACCGTGCCACGATTCTACGTTCACACGAGGTTGCGGGGCCAGTGCAGGAGTAACAGAACCTAGTAAAACCTGAGCTTCAACTACAAATGCAGTGTCACTGGTTATATCAGTAACAATGTATTGTGTGCTGTTGTAGCCCGATGTGGTGACTCCTGATATTTCAACACCTGCACCAGGATTAAGCCCATGTGGTAGATCAGTTGTGACTGTGATGTTGCTGCCAATTGCGGTGCCGTCGGCTGTGATAGATACAATGTCAAATGTGGGTTTAAGCATGGTACCAGATGTGAACAGGATACCTTTGCCCGATTGATAACGGAAATACTTTTTGGTCTGTCGAATAGCACTGGCACCGCGTGTGGGTGCTCCTGAACTCATAATCACGCCACCGTCAAATGGTCGGGGCAAGAATGTTGCGCTTGAACGTACAAACACATTGCCCACTAGTGCGCCTGACACTGCTGCGCCGGGCTTGGCGGGATATGTAAAAGAGTTTGTGGTAGGAACACTGGTTACAAAACTGCTGCGAGTTCCATATTCATAGTTGGTGCCACTGGTTAGATTGGCAAGAATAATGGTTCCTGGCACAAGACCGTGTGCATATCGAGTGGTCACTGTGATTGTGGCTGGATCAGCACCGTTGCCCGAGATGCTCAAAATATCCAACTCAGCACCGGTAAACGGAAATGACTGACGCAAAATAGTGTCTGTACGATTGAGTGGGAATCCCACGGCCGGCAAAGTCACCGACACAAAAGGTATAAATGCAAAGTTGTTGGTGTTGTATTCTTCGTCGGTCACAATGCTCACACCCTCGGCCTGGCTTTGTTCTAGGTTGATGCTGTTGACGTAACCAAATTGCGGTATGCCGTGGTCCGGTGCATTTACGCCCACTAATTGTAGATCAGCGTTGGTGCTGGTATTGTACACGCCAGTCATGCGAACAAACAGGGATCCTGCTCCTGCTGCAGTCAGTGCAGTGGTTCCATATGCACCTCGACTGATGGTCTGTTCACCATTGATTCCTGTGTTGATAGCAGTGTGTTGGACCAATTCAACATCTTCGCTGAGTCTTTGAATGATACTGCCTGTGGCTGCTGATGCTACAGATGGAATATTGTACCAACCTCGCAGTAGATCAATTGTGGTGGCATTGGGAATTTCAATAACGGTTGCAATTTCAATGTTGGGTACCACATAGATATCATTGCCTGATGTGATATTGGCATCTGTGTCGTTGGAGTTGTTGGTTTGACGTACCACTGTAAGAGTGTTGGTGCTGACGTTGGTCACTGCCATGGTCTCGTACACACCAGCAGTGTCAGTCTCCACAATCACATATGTACCATCCACAATGCCTGCTGCTGCAGCGTTGGCCACAACCACAGTGGTAGTTGCTGTGCTGGTGATGCTGGTGGCCACAGTGGTTCCGCCTGAAGTGGGCCTAGGAATAATTACCACGCGATCACCCACGTTGAAATCATTGGTACTGGCCACTGAGAATTCACGTTCTTGTGGGCTCAGTACATCCGCAGTAAGACTGGTTGATGCGTATGCAGCAGAAGAATCCATCGCTGACTGGCTAATGATCAATGCAAAGTCATTTGCAACCCACTGGGGTGTGCCAGGATTGCTGAGTCGTACGGCAGTGTCCACGTTGCTGGTGATAACATCGTCTCCGGCCAAGAAAGAAACATATCCGTTGGTAGCAATGTTGAGGTCTGCACCCACATCGTCGTAGAATCCAGGAATGTTGTTGTTGGTGCTGAAGTTTTGCCATTTGGTGTTTTGCAAACCATATTCAAAGTCAGCGTCGATCAAGGCCGACGGATTGGATACTCTGCTGCGTCCAATTGCATCTTCTTGGAACGGCCACGGTTTGACCTGTAGGCTTTCGCTTTCAACATAGACGGCAATGCTGTCGCTGCTGCTCAAGCTATTGGTGTTGAGGTCTAGATTCAGTGTGGTCACACCGTCGTAGGCAGTGGGGAAATCAGCTGTGACTGTGGATGTGTAACTTACTGTGCCACCTAGACTGGGATCTCCAAAGTTGTAGATATTGACGTTTTGAGTAGTATCGTAAATGGCCAAAAAATCTGACAGTACAAAGCGTCCTGGCACTTTGATTGTGCCCAGTCCTGCTGTGCCTGGTGTGAATACGTAATCGTATAAGCGTTGTCTTGCCATTTATTAAACTCCAAAAATTATTTGATTTGCTGTCAATCTAGCTTGAGTGTTGGTATCAAACTTGTTGTAGCTGATTGCTCCATCTGCAATCTTGCTGTTGATCACTGTGGCATCACTGGGCGTGCCAGTATATAGCGTGTCTCCAAACAGCAAGGCAAAGAAAGGTGTGTTGTTGAGTGGTGCCACAGCAAAGCTGATGGTTGCTGCAGAGATACTGAAATCTACACCAGGATTCAGGGGCTCTCCGTCCAGCACCACCAACATGGCCAATGCAGTGGGAGGAGAGAAGCTGACGCCGCCCACTGTGATATTGAAGGTCTGGGTACTGCCGTTGAACGTGAGTGCGTCCATCTTGCGGTACTGACCAATTTGAGGTGTGTTACCTAGATATGCCATTTTTGTCCTTACATTCTACCAACAACAATTTCAATTGTGCCGGTTTCGCCGTCAAAATTTTCCAAAGACTTGCCGATCACAGTGCCCATTGCTGGAGCGGCACAGGCTTGTGCGTGTCCGTTTCCGGCACTGACCATCATGTCGCCTTTGCGTACTGTGCCAGTAACCCGAGTAGGCACACGTCCGGTCAGGGCCAAGGCTACTGCACAATCGCAATCCAGGGTTGAGTTCATCAAATGTGCTGGATGTGTGGATACTACACCTGCTACTCTGGCATCGCTAGCAATGCTGCTAATGGTAACTTCTTGAGCTCCACCAAAACTCAACACTGTACCTGGTGTGTAGTCTGCATCGGCACAGTACATTTCTGCCAAGTCAGCGTATTGTGCACTTGTAGCTTTGGCAAATATGGTGTTGAACGCACTGGCTGCTGCGCCAATGTTGCCCACGCCGTTTGATCCAGTTTTGGTTATGGAGCTTAAACTCACCAAACCAGCTGTGATCAAGTTGCCACCTGTTATGTTGCCAGTGGCCACAACCAGGCCACCTGTGGTCAAATTGCCGGCTGCTACGTTGGCAGTGACTGTCAAACTTGACAATGTGCCAACACTGGTGATGTTGGGCTGTGCAGCAGTGGTCACAGTGCCAGCTGTTGTGGCTGCGCCAGTTAGGTCACCTACAAATGTGGTTGAAGTTACGCTGGTCAATCCTGTCACAGTGGTCACAGTGGCCCCAAGTGTGAGTGCAGTTGATCCTAACGTGACTGCAGCATTAGCCAATCGAGCTTGGGTCAATGTACCTGTGTCTATATTAGTGGCACTGAGCGATGTCAGCGCACGGCCGTTGCCTGTTACTGCTCCTGCTGTGACCAAATTACCACCAGTGATGTTGGCGGTGGTAATAATTTGGTCGGTCAAATTCAGTGCGCTGATTACGTTGCCGCTTAGACTCAGTGTGCCACCTTGTATGTTGGCACCAATCACGTTGGCAGTGGCACTGACTGTGGCTCCCCGAACCAAGTTGGCTGTGATTATGTTGCCGCCTGCAATGTTGGCAGTGGCAGTTATGTTGCCTGTGGCTGTGATCAAGCCTGCAGTTGAAATGTTACCACCTGTAACATTGCCTGTGGCACTGACAGAACCTCCTACACTGATTAGGCCTGTGGTCAAGATGTTGCCACCTGTGACATTGCCTGCAGCTGATGCTGTGCCACCTGTGTCTATATTGCCACCTGTGATTGTTCCCCCAGCACTTACAGTTCCTGCTGTGGATACATTGCCACCTGTGATAGTACCACTGGCACTGAGTGTGGATACTCCAGTGACAGCACTAGCTCCAATGGTTACTCCAGATGTTTTTAGGTTGCCGCCTGTGACGTTGCCTGCTACGCTGAGTGCTGTGTCCGAAGTGTTGGCAATGGTCACAGTGGTACCAGTGTTGAATGTCACAGCACCTGTGCCGTTGCCTGTGATAGGACCCACTGCAATTGTGGTAGTTGAACCAACAGCACCTGATTCACCTATGCTGACTGTTTTGAGGTTGCCAGAAGCAACAGCACCGTTGGCCAAAATTAGACTCTGTGTTTCTGCTGATCTACCAATGTTGATTGCACCAGTTTGGGCGGTGCCACCTAGGGTAATTGTGCCTGTGGTCTGGCTGGTTCCTACAGCAATGGCCTGTGTGGTGCCCGAAAATGTCACTGCTCCACTGGCATTAAGAGTAACACCTTGCAACAATCCCGAACTGACAATGTTGCCGCCTGAGATATTGGCAGTGGTGGTAATTGCTGATGTGGTGTTGATGGCGGTGATAACGTTGCCACTTAGACTCAGAATACCTGTGTTGACATTGCCGCATGTGACGTTGCCTGACACACTGAGTGCACCAGCACTGGCAGTGATGTTGCCCACACTGCTGATAGATCCTGTGCTCACAAGATTTGCACCAGTAATGTTGCCCGACGCATTTATGTTGGCCGCGGCTGAAAAATTGTTGCCAAACACATCGCCTGTGGCACTGACTAAGCCTGCTGTTTTGATGTTGCCACCAGTGACGTTGGCCCCAGCACTGACCTGACCTGCTGTGGTCACGTTGCCGCCGGTGACATTGCCTGTGGCTGTGATGCCTCCGCCAGTGAGCAGATTGCCGCCGCTGATGTTGGCTGCACTCACAATGTTGCCTGTTGCAGTCACAATGCCTGCTGTACTGACATTGCCACCTAGTACGTTGCCTGCAGCACTGATGTTTGAGCTTGCAGAGATCAATCCTGTGACACTTATACCTGTGCTGCTGACCATACTGATCGTGACGTTGTTTATGTTGCTGACAATGTTGCCGCTGGCAGACGGAATATTTACTCGACTGTTGCCATTGAAAATTTGTGTTGCATCTGACGAAATACCTGTCAGCGCAGATCCGTTGCCTACAAAAAATGCTGCATTGACGTTGCCTGTTGCGCTTAAATTGGCCAACAACAGGTCGTCAAGTTCAAAACTGGGATCAGCAGTGTCTACAACTGTGGTAGGTTCAGTCAACAAGTTGCCAAACAATCGATATTTGCCATCAGTGACGTCACGGAAATAACCAGTGTATCTTGTGATCACACCGTCATTATACTGAGATATCACACCTGTGTCAAAACTGTCGCCCGGGTTGGCATTGGCCAAAAAGATAAAAGGATCTTCTACCACAAGAGCGTCTGTGCCTGTTGTGGTAAAGGTGCCGTTGACAGTGAAGTCGCCCACACAAGTGATGTCGCCGCCAATGTTGAGATTGCCTAGTATTCCTGCACCACCTGCCAGGGTCAAGGCACCTGTGCTGATGTTAGAACTGTTGGTAGTGTTGGTAAGAGACACTAGACCGCTGGTGTTGATATTGCCAGTTATGCCTGCACCACCTGTGACAGTGAGTGCACCTGTAGTGTTGCTGGTTGAGTTTACGTTGCTGCTGAATTGCACACGATCGCTACCGGCCACTGTCACACTCAGTGTGGTGGCATTGGGCCAGTACAGGCCTGTGTTGTTGGCTGCCACGCTGTAGACTGAGGGTTCTCCTACTGTGCCTGCACCAAATGCATTGGCAGTAAGATCTAAGGAGTTTAGCGCACCTGCTCGGAATGTAACTGTGATATTGTTAGAGCCTGCAGCAGGAGCAGTAGTAAACTGCATGGAAACGTTTTGGGCAACATAGTCCACAAATGGACGCTGTGCCACGTTGCCAATCATGACATCAAGGTCACTGGCTGACGCTATGCTACGGGCAAGAAAAAATTGAACAGTTGAACCATCACCACTGAAAAATTCAGTGCTGGTATTCAGCAACTGTTGTTGTGGGTTTAGACCAATATAACTCATTAGGTAATTTCCATTATGCTCATCACAGCATCAAGGCTCGAACTTGCACTGCTTTGTACAAACACTTTGTCTCCGGTGATTAGCACCAGCTTTTGATCGCCGCCACCAACCACAAGACTGGATCCTGAACTGATGGGTGCGTTGACCACAATGTAGGTGTTGGCTGCGCCAACGTCTTGAATAAACACGTTGGCGGTGATAGCACTGCCTGTTCGATTGGTCACCGACAGGCCTACCACCACTGTGGTAGTACTGGCACCCACAGTATAACTGCCAATTTCGGTAGCAGAAGTTCCAACTGATCTGCTGAGTTTTCTTGTAAAAGTATTTGCCATTTATTATCCTAATGCTATTGCCAATGCTGTTGCATCGTCTACTGTTGCCACTGGGTTTCCTGCAATATTTATGGAGGTTGTGGCCGCAATGTTGTTGGCCGATATGTTACCAGTTGTGGTGATATTGGTGATCATGTTCAAGGCACTGAGTACGTTTCCACTAAGGCTCAGTGTTGAGGACAACAAGTTGCCACCTGTTATGTTGCCTGTGGCTGTGATAAGTCCTGCTGTGGCAATATTGCCGCCTGTGACATTACCGCTTGCACTGATTACTGTAGCAGAAACATTGGCCACGGTGAGTGTGCTGTTGGCTGTGGTAAATTCAAATCCACTGACATCGCTCAGCAATCCTCCAGCTGCAGCAATAACTATTCTGGTAGCAGTCAGATTAGAAGCAATTAAGTTGCCGCCTGTGACGTTGCCTGCAGAGTTTACATTGCCGCCATCTAAATTGCCTGTGGCTGTGATTAGTCCTGTAGTTATAATATTGCCACCGGTGACGTTGCCTGTGGCAACAGCCACGCCGCCAGTCAAAATATTGCCACCAGTTATGTTGGCAGTTGAAGTTATATTGCCTGTGGCTGTGATGAGTCCTGCAGTTGAAATGTTGCCACCAGTGATGTTGGCTGTGGCTACTACTTGGCCGCTGGTGACCAAATTACCACCAGTGATGTTAGCAGTTGCTACCACTTGACCAGCAGTGTTGATATTTCCGCCATCAATATTGCCTGTTGCAGTAATTACACCACCAGTGCTGACATTACCACCCAGCACGTTGCCGCTGGCGCTGATCACCGTGCCACGGATGTTGCCGCCGTTGATGTTGCCCACACTGACAGTGAGGTTGCCTGTGACACTCAATGCACCAGCAGCTGAAATATTGCCACCGTTTTGAGTAGCAATGTCACCACCCACAGTAAGAGCATTTCCCACATAATCAAACACCAGGCCACTTGTACCGCCAAACACCCCAGCCTGATTAAATATCAACTGAGTGTTGGCCCCTGGTGCTGTGAGATTGCCTTGTATATTTCCAATAAAATTAGTGGCAATCACATTACCTGCAGCAGTGATATTGCCTGCAGAACTTATCTGTGCAGTAGATATCAAGTTGGCACCTGTAATATTGGCTGCTGAAACTATGTTACCAGCGGCAGAAACCAATCCTCCGGTTGCAATATTGCCCCCAGAAATATTTCCAGTGACTACAGAATTACCGCTCAGTGCTCCGTCAACACCTATTAAATTACCATAAGACGTTACACTATTGTTAGCAAAAATGCCAAAAGCATATACATTATTCACTGTAGCAATGTTGCCACCAGTGATGTTGGCTGTGGCTACGACTTGTCCACCGGTGATCAAGTTCCCACCGGTGATGTTGGCAGTTGCTACCACTTGACCAGCAGTGTTGATATTTCCGCCGGTAATATTACCAGTTGCGCTTGCAGTGCCGCCAGTGGCTAAATTGCCACCTGTGACTGTGCCAGAAACATTGGCAGTGGTTGCAGAGATCAGTGTTGTACTTACGTTGCCACCTGTGATGTTGCCTGTGGCACTGACCTGTCCTGCTGTGGCAATGTTGCCGCTGACCACGTTGCCCGTAACAGATAGCAAATCAGCATATATGTTGTCAGTGTTGATATTCAAACTGTCAACATTGCCAGTGGCGCTGACAAATCCTGCGTTGACATTAGCTGCGGCCACATTACCAGATGCACTGATTGTGGTGCTGGATATTACATTGGCACCCGAAATGTTGCCACTGGTATTAATGTTACCGCCAGTGATGTTGGCAGTGGTTGTGATATTTGCTGCCGAAACCAATGCACTTATAACATTTCCACTCAGATTCAATCCTGTGGCATTCAAATTGTTACCACCAATGTTGCCAGTCACTGATAATGTTGATCCATTATAAGTTCCAGTAATATTAACATTACCACCGGCAATATTTCCACTTGCTAACACATAATTAACATGAAGATCTCCAGCAGTTACCAAATTGCCACCAGTGATGTTGCCAATTGCTGTGACAATACCTGCGGTGTTAACGTTTCCTCCAACTAGGTTTCCAGTGGCACTAACCAATCCAGCTGTGTTGACATTGCCACCAGTGACGTTGGCTGTGGCAACAACTGTTGTGGTTTCCAAATTGCCAACTACAGTGTTACCGTAATTATTGACTGTGACTATTTCATTGGAGATTGAAACGTTGGCTGCCACAATCATTTTTGCTGCTGAGTTGTCGTAGCCCACAAACGCTGACTGTTCTGTATCAGTGTAGTACCAAAGTTGTTCGCCGCGGTCTTTGCCGTTGTTGGTAGTGAGTGGAGCGTTGTTGGGACCGCGGCCTAGTCCAATGATTGGATCTTCGACATTAAGATCAGACACATTGATATAGGTCACGTTGCCGTTGACAACCAAATCTCCGCCAATTGTGGCATTGCCACTTGTGATTAGTGAGTTTGAACTTACTTCTCCGGCGCTAACTGATCCCAAAGTAACCAAATTGCCAACTACAGCATTGCCAAGTGCAGTGACTAATCCAGTTGTAACAATGTTACCACCATTCACATTGGCAGTGGTTGTGACATTGCCAGTTAGTGCAGCCAAGTTTCCTGTGTATGTGGGCAAGAATTCTGCCACTTCAGTATTGCCATAACCTGCAGCAATACCAGTCAGTTGTGATCCATTACCAATGAAGAAATTGCCTGCGACATTGCCTGTGGCACTGATTGCGCCAGCAGTGACAATATTGCCACCATTAACATTGGCTGTGGTTGTGACATTGCCAGTTAATGCCACTAGATTGCCAGTATAGGTAGGCAAGAATTCGGCCACTTCAGTATTGCCATAACCTGCAGCAATACCAGTCAGTTGTGATCCATTACCAATAAAAAAGTTGCCCGTGACGTTGCCTGTGGCACTGACCGCGCCAGAGGTGACCACATTGCCAGCAGTGATGTTGCTGGTTGCACTGACCGTGCCTGCAGTTGAAATGTTGCCACTAGTCACGTTGCCTGTAACACTTAGACTTGTGAGTGTACCAACTGAAGTGATGTTGGGTTGTGCAGCAGTGGTCACCGTACCAGCCGTGGTAGCTGCACCTGTGAGGTCGCCCACAAATGTAGTCGAAGTAACACTTGATAATCCTGTCACAGTGGTCACAGTAGCACCCAAAGTGAGTGCTGTTGAACCCAGAGTTACTGCAGCGTTGGCCAATCGGTCTTGTGCCAGTGTACCTGTGTCTATGTTGGTAGCACTGAGTGATGTGAGTGCACGACCATTGCCTGTCACAGCACCTGCGGTCAGCAAATTGCCACCTGTGATGTTGCCTGTAGCTGACACAATACCTGCTGTACTGATGTTGCCACTGGTGGTACTGCCAGTCACTGACAGACTTATGAGTGTACCAACTGAAGTGATGTTTGGTTGTGCAGCCGTGGTCACGGTGCCAGCTGTACCAGCTGAAGTAGCCTCCCCTGTTAGGGCACCTACAAATGTGTTTGATGTCACGCTTGACAACCCAGTCACACTGGTGGTTGTTGATCCTAGCGCAAGTGTGGTCGAACCCAGAGTCAGTGATGAGTTGGCCAGGCGGGCTTGCGCCAGTGTGCCACTTGATATATTAGTAGCAGAAATTGCAGTGACATTGGCACCTGATCCATTCAATGTGCCCACAAAGTTGCCTGCTGTGGCATTGCCTGTGACTGCCAAAGACCCCGCATTGATTGCATCAGTTATTGTGGCATTGCCCAGCACTGTAAACAGATTGGCAGTGGAATTAAAAGTCAGAGCTGGACTGGCAGCAGCATTGCCTTGTAGGTTAAAAAGAATCTGAGTGTTTGAACCCGGCACAACCAGATTACCAATAATATTGCCAATCACGTCGCCAATGAAGAACCCATTGGTGACAATGTTGCCACTGGCTGTGATTGCACCTCCTGAGACTGTTAGTCCGTTGGCATTGAATGTTCCGCGAGTGACTCCGGCCACGCCAATGGTCACTGGGCCTGATGCTGAAGAGATGTTTACATTGCTGCTGCCGTTGCTGATGGCATTGGTGCTGTTTTGACCTGATCCTGCCAGCACAAATGTACCGCCTGCTTGATTGGTAAATGTCAGTGCTGTGGCATTGCTGGAAATGGTAGCTGAGTTGAGGAAAATTGTGTTGCCGCTCAGATACAGGTCGTTCCAGGCCTGTGTGGTACTACCAAGGTCAAAAGTTACATTGGCGGCTGGCAATAGATTGCCTTTGAATGTGGTATTGGCAGCACCAAATACCACAGTGTTACTGATGTTTTGGATGCCAACGGTGACTGGACCACCCTCAGTTACAGTCACATTGCTCTGGGACAAAGATATATTAGAGGCTGCTGCTGCAGTGACACCTGTGATTGCAGATCCATTGCCTGTCAAGTACTGGGCGTAGATTGTGTTGATGCGTTTGCTTGGAGAACCAATATCATACACCGCGTCAACACTGGGCATGATGGTGCTGTTGGCCTGGATATTGCCTATGCCGTTGGCGGCCAGCACTAGATTGTTGTTGACACCAGTAACAGTGATGGTGTTTCCGGTGATTGTGACGTTTGAGCCAACAGGACCAGCAGCATAAACTTCGGTAAAGTTTTCATTTACTGCATTGAACGCACTGCGTAGGGGTTCGCCTGTGCCATCATTGGCAGCGGCGCCGATATCAATTATTTGTTGCGACATAGGTATTCATGGTCCTCTGGTGTATTTACCAAAAGAACCGGAATACAAATTAGCCAATTCTGGTGTAGGTCAGGTGGGAGTTTGTTTTGACCAGCACGTTGGCTGCGCTGGTTTGTGCACGAATTGTGACATCAGTATTGCCTGTGTGTGCAAATGTGCCAGAAATTCTCACAGTTCTTGTGTCAGTTCCGGTCATGCTCTGAGTGGTTCCAGTTGTGTTGCTGGTGTTGGAAGTTGCTGTGGCCCAGGCTGAGGTGGCTGTGGTTTGAGTTTCCACAGTGTAGTTGCAGGCACCGTTGTCAAACAACACTGAAAACGCAGTGGTGGTAGAGCCTTCGGGAATCACTGGTAAAAATGCTTCAAATTTGTAGGCTTGATTTTCCAGTGCTGTAAAAGTCAGCACACCCACGTTGGCCATGGTGGCAGAACTGATGGTAAAATCTGTGCTTTGCCACACAATGTTTTCCACACCAATGCCTGTGCCGCTGCTGAGACCTGTGATCACTGTGTTGGCTGCGCTGATTGTGTTGCCAATCACAGCGTTTCCTGCCTGCACATTGCCTGTAGCACTGACTCGACCCTGAGTAAACAAGTTGGATCCGTCAATGTTGCCAGTGGCAGAAACAGCAGCATCACTCACAATATTGCCACCTCGCACGTTGCCTGTGGCAGTGACGCCAGCAGCTCCTGCTGTGACTGATCAAAGACTGGCAATATTGCCACCTGAAATATTGCCAGTCACTGTGACTAGGCCTGCTGTGGCAATGTTACCACCCACAATATTGCCTGTTGCAGTG